CACGACCATCGCCTTCATAATCACAACGAATATAACACTCATAGACATCAACTTCCTGTGTTGCATAATCATTGGTATTATAACCAATGCCATTTTCAATATCTCTGTGTCTAGCTGTTGTCTCTGCATTATAAACTTGTGTGTTCTGTGTTGGCAATGCCTCAACTAAATCGGCATCATAACCAAGTTCAATCAACTCACCCCTAGTTTTAGTAGTTCGGTGTGCGCAAAAATTTGCTTCGTCAATAGTCTTTGCTCTGCTTTCAATTATAAATTCTTCTGGAGGTATGCCCTCAACACAACATTTACCTTTAGTATAAACTCTATGAATAACAACATCATGTAATTTTGGCTTATCCATTTCAATTGGAGCTTCGCCTTGTGGCATTTCTTCCATAGGAGGCATTTCTAGAGGCATTTCACCCATAGGAGGCTGTTCCATTGGAGGTTGCATATCTTGTGCCATAGGGTTCTCTGGTGAGCCATAACCACCAGTAGGATTGGGGTCATCGTATTCAGTATGCTCTATAACATCAACACCATCATCTTCGATTAATAATGTAAATTCATCTTCTGATAATCCTTCGTATTCTTCTCGTTCTACTTTGTCAGAGTTGTAATAAAATACTTTAAGAACACCATTCTTTTCAATCAGCGCATCTTTTATAAAATTGTGTAAAATTAACCACCCATTATTCTTTTTAAAGAAAACATGGTTTAAATAACTTGTTGCCTGTTCAGAAATACCTACGTCATCTGCACCAACCGGTTCACATCGCCATAACTCATTACTAGACGTAAAAATACGCATAAGATTAGCCATTAAAGGTTCAACAGCATCTTGCACATCAGAAGATACTACTTGTGATCTACCCTCAATCTCATTACCCATTTTTTCAGATAGGTAATACTCTAGAGATTTCTCTCTTTGTTTGGATAAATTGCCACCATCCATACCTTGTGCATTACTTATGTGCTGACCAAGTAAGCCTTTTAATTCTGCTTCGGTTATTTTCTTTTTTCTTCTAGCCATTATGCTTTTTTAACCTTTTTATTAGGAAAACCTTTTTTCATATTAGCATAAGCTTCATCACTTATTGTGCTTTTAGATTTTGGTCTACTGGTGTTATTTTTTTTACGTTTGTTAATATTTTTGTAGAGGCTCATTATTTTTTACCCTTCTTACCTTTTTTGGTTTTTTTATTTTTAGTTTTTGTCTTTTTATCTTCGTGGTAACTCATACTAATCCTGTGTTTAATAATTCTAGTGGTTTATCCCAATTTGTTATTGTTGCACCACCAATAGCCATGCCATAACGTAAAGCATCTGCGCAATGACTTGCGTTGTCATGTTTTGGTCTATTTCTATAAATTCTGTGCCTTGAATCATATACTTTGGTATATGCTTTTAAATGCTGTATTCCGATTGAACATTTGTTCTCATCAAACCAAAAATTATCAAAATTATGTCTTACAGCTTCAATTCCGTCATTTAATGGTAATTTTGGAGCAATTTCTATGTTGCCAATCCCTAATCCTTCTAAAATCTCTAATCTAGAAACCCCTGTACCTAATTCACGCACCTTAATATCGTGTGGTACTATTATTCTTGAATAATTATAGCCTTTTTCTTCTAAAAATTGTGCTAGATATTGCAAACCCTCGCCACTAAACTCTGAATAGTCAATAAATCTATATTCGTGCTTATGCCTTTGCACAAACCACATTGAAGTCATGTCATTCATACCTAAATCGATATAAACTTCGGTTTCTAAATCATAATCTTCTTCGTGTTTGCCAATACGACCTTCATCATAAGCAACTTGCATTAATTTTCCCCAATAGCTACCAGAAATATTGGCACTAAAGCTAACTTCAAATTCCTGCTCGTAGGCATCGACACCCATGATCTTTTTAGCTTGATCTAATTCATCTTGTGGCACTACCTTAGTTTCACTAACCGGTAAACTTACAGCATACCAACCTTCGGTTTTTTTTGCATACTCGTATATTTCATAAAAGTAGTTTTGCAACATTGGAGTACCAATAAACACGCACCAAGTCTTTTCGCCATTCATACCATTTCGGTCAACAAGTGCAGGTCTAATTATTTGGTTAAATAGTTCGGCAGTTAACATCTGGGTTTCATCCATTACACAAGAATCAAAGTATCTACCTCTAAGCTTTTGACCTCCGTCATTTGCTCCCACTAACTGTAACCTAGACCCATTTGGAAAATCCACTCTAAGCTCTGCCTCGTTATATTTTGTATCTGGCAACTTTTCAGTAAAAGTTTTTACATAATCCCATGCAACTGACTTAGCCATAGTTATAGTCGGTGCTATATAAACCCCCCTATAATTCTTTTTCTTTGTCCGTAACGCATCTTTAATAAGGTGCATTATCGTCATCATACTCTTGCCTAGTCTCCGGTGAGCCACAATTACACTAAACCTATGTTTATCTATCTGTTCGTGTAGATGCTTTTGTACATCGCGAGGCTTGTACGGAATTACTACTGTTGGCATAGTAAGTTATTTAAGTCTGTTTCTTTCTTTTTGAGTAAATTGTGCGCCAGTTAAATCTTTTATCTTTTGCATAATTCTTTTCTTTTCTTTTTCTGATATTTGACCACCAGACATAAGTTTTTGAAGTCTTTGCAACTCCTTTTCACTCATCTGTGATCCTACATACATATTCATAATCGTTACCTTTCTTTAATGGATTGTTGAATCTTTTAAATTAAGAAGTTTCATAAGATATAGTTTATCAAAACTTAGCGTATTCGATAAAAGTTCTGCGAACTCTTGCCTGTCTATATCGTTATCAAACCCCTCTATCTCTAATATTACTTTGTCCTCTGCATCGCAGACTGAAACACTAAAATCTTGTTCCCTATAATCTACTTTCTTCATACGAACCTCTCTGTTGTGTGTACAAACCTCCCATCTGGCTTTCTGGAAAGCTGTAGAAATTTAGCCCATGCCTTTCTGATAAAACCGGCCTATATTCATTTTAATATCTGATCTAAATATTATTTATCAAGTAAACGCGCCAAATATTACTAATACTTCACCTATTATATGGTGAATTAGTACCGGTTAAGCAATTGACTCGTGAGTCTGGTCAAGTTTATGCGTGTAATTCTCGGTTGTTTTATTGGTTAACTAATTGATAATAAAGAAAGGCCAGAGTCCAATTAAGGAGTCTGACCTTGTCTTTGAGTGTTAGTTTATACTTATTATGTAAGCTGTAATTGAGTATTTATTCCAATTTTAGTTAAATTATGACCAATAATAGATAATATATCCTTATCTAGATTATTACTATGTATATGATCTAATATATTCACTTGCACATCGTCAATCGCCTTTAATTCTTTACCGGCTGTTGATTTGTAAAAAGCTGTGCGCGTTTCATCATAACAAGCGTGTCTTAAATCTTTCTCTACTTCAGCAATCGAATCAGTTGAAAATCTGTAAACACCCCAATTTCGAATCTTATTCCAATTTTCAAGGCTATCTATTAAATAACTTCTTGCTGTGTCGAGTTCATCACCTTGTATATTTTTAAGTTTTAAAAGCTTCTCTTTCTCAATTTCTTGTTTAGCTTGTAATGCTCTAATCTCTTTATGATGTAGATTCTCAATTTCTCTTTCTTTATTTTGAGTTGCCTCATACTTATTATAATTTTCCTTAAAATCATTTAAAATAGCTTTGATTTTAAGCGTATCGATAAATTTGTTGTAATTGCTTTTTGATACTTTTTGAATTTCTGACTCGAATTGAGACTCTAAAGATCGTCTTTTTTCGTCTGTAAGATTTTTAATTCTATGAGTAAAGTATTCAATTTGTAGTTTAGTCATTGGTTTATTGCTAATATTAGCATTTTTAACGATTTCAGTATTCATAATTTTAACCCTTCCAAAGATTAATAATTGACCTTGTTATATCTCTAATAGCGAGTCCGATAATTACAACGAGTCCGGCTATTATTATATAAAACAGTTCATTAGTTAGTAAAATATCCATATTTTTAAATCTCTTTAATAAATGGATAAGCGATTCTTAGTAGCGCGATTACTTGCAATATAAAACCCTCAATAATCATATTTTGACTAAATAAAAGTATTGATATTAAAAATAAAATAATCACACTAAATATATAAAATATAGAGTCCATTATTTGACTCCATAGTTTACATTTGAACCAGTCTTTAAGTTATAAGTATAATTTAAGACTCCGAGACTTAAAACAGCATGACAATAATTCACAATATGCCTAGCTTGATTCGTCTCAATTGTTTTATAGTGATTTATATTAGATTTTAAGACTCTAAATCTATATTCATCCAATTGCGCTAATTCGTCAAAATAAGGCGTATTGTTTAACATCCTATCAATTGACGATCTAGCAACAATTATATCCTGTTGATCTAGCTTCTTTGATTCGTATTTCTCATTAATAGTTTTTTCATAATCTATTAAAAAAGAATTACTTTCTATTTGTTGTTTAATTAGACTCATAGCTTGAGTCCTCTTTTTGTGAATCATAAAGAGGTATTAAAGCGCCTTTTATGGCCTCTATTTCTAGAACTTCTAGAACTTCTCTATAATCTAGTATTTCATTATCCATATAATCGACTCCTTGTTGATTGGTTAACTTGAGTCGTATTATATATTAATTGGCTACAATGTAAACAAAAAGGAACTAATTATTTTTATTTAATTATAGCTATTGATATTTTATAAATAATACCAATATAAGATAGATCAATGAAAGGCTTAAAATATAAATTTGAATATTGCAATTAGTACAATAACACTAATTGAAAGCCGGATAATTTTCCCTTTAAAATCTAATGACTCGAAGTGATTCCAATATATAGAATCTACTATATCCATTAATTTTTCTTTTAATTTCAACATATTTTTCCTATTCGGTAGAATGAATTTTTTGATATTCGGTAGAACCATTTTGCTTAAACCGGTAGAATTAAGTTATGAGTTCGGTAGAATTTTGGTGATTTGTAAAATGTGATTCGGTAGAATCTTATTTTAAATATTTGATTTAATTGTGAATGTTGCGATTAAGCATACATATTGCGTAATTATATACAGATAGGACTACATATAGTGGTTATTGTCAATTCTTTTTTGTTAAAAAAATATATTGTTTTAAATTACCATTGGCTTTCTGATTAATTTTCTCTTGTAGGCCAAATATAATGGATAAATAGTCCAATCTAACTGTTTCATACGATACATTATATAACTTAGCTAATTTACGATAAGAGTTACCTCTATGGCGATCATAGACTAGGTTTCTATCTTTAGTGTTTAATGTTAAGGCTAATTCAGTAGCTAACCAATATCTTGTGATATCATCTTTAGTTATAACTTCTCTGGTGGGTTTTTTATCTTTCCAAGTGTGTACCTTGTCGCTAAATTCTACTCGTACATCCCATTTCATTATATTACCTTTTAAATTCTTCGGTATGATAGAAGGTAGTCTCTTATCGGTCTTGAAGAAATCATCATATAAGTCAATAAGCTCATTAACTGTTATCATGTAGTTACTTCTTTTCAATATATTGTCTGATAATCTCATGTTGTTTAATCGGATTTACTTCTGCTTTAGCTCTAGTTAAATAGTTCATGTATTCTTGTTTTTTCTTATTTCTTAGTACTGCTGATTTGTATGCATAACTTGTTTGCTTAGTTATATTCTGCAAGTTCTTTTGAACTTGTCTCATCTTCTCAAGTTTAATCTCCTTTTCGGTCTTTTTGTGTATAGGTTTTTTTAGTAAAGCTTTTAAATTAATCATCTTTATTTTTTAAAATTTATAATATTATTTCTATATATAGTTATATCTTTATAGTCTGGTGTTTTGACCCCCCTCTGGGTAGTCTTTTCACCCCCCTTAGAATTTCTTTTGCGTCTTATTCTCACCATGTTTTCAAGGTCGAAATAATAATGGTTAGCGCCATTCATGGTTTTCTGTTCCCATTCAATT